CAAACATTCAGGTATTCCTGCCAAGAAAGGTGAATCAGTAGAAGAAGGCAGCATGGACATGGATATGGATATGGCTGCTTCCGATGGCAGAGGACGTGACAATGTTCCGCCAGAAGACGAAAACGACCTCGACTACGAAGGCGGCATGGCCATGAAGCAGTTAAGTACAATTGACGACGCCGCTGATGAATTAACAGACCTTATCAGCACAGACGAAAATCTCCCAGAGTGGGTGCAGAAAAAAATCATACTCGCAATGAGTTATATCGACACTGCAAGAGATTACATGAAGTCAGCAGGCGCTGTTGATAGAGAACGCTCTATGAGCATGGAAAGTGTGATTCGCGAAGGTGCCGAAGACAAAGCAGAATTGGTAATGGCAGCCAAGAACATGGTTGACAAACTAACAGGCTGGATGGAAGACACAGCAGAAATGCAGACGGAAACCATGCTTGAACTGGGCGATGCTATCCGCGATGAACTAGGTGAGAACGAATCCGAACAGTTTACAAGCACTGTTAAACCATCACTGGAATCCCTATACACAGCAATGGAATCTACTAGAAGCGATCTTGTTACAGGTGTAAGAATGGTAGCAGGTGAAGAAGTCCCTGACATGCCCGGTGATGACATGGATGCCGAACCTGAAATGGAACCAACCATTGATCAGGAAGAAGGTGATGCAGACTCTCCACTTGACACAGATACTCCACTAGATACAGAAGAAGATGATTTTGCAGCAGCCGACGCAGCAGCAGGTGGCGAAGAAGAAGCAGGCAGAGAAAAACGTGAAAGTATAGAACGTCCAAGACGTCTAGCACAGATGTTTGCATCAAAAAAAAAGTAACTGAGTCTGTAGAAAACCAAAAGCTGATAATGGCTTTGCACACTATCAAAAACAGTGTAGAGCAGAAAGACAAGCCAGCTTTCCTTCACTTCGAAAAACCTTCCCAGGAAGACATCAAGCCCGATTACATTAATGTCAACCTCAACGATGTAATGGAAAAAATGAGCGCGCCTCAGTTTAACTACGAAACCTTTAAAACAGCCTACGACAGTGATCCTTCGATTCAAGAATACGTAGAAAACTTCAGCGAGCAAGGGATTGAAATAGGGCCGGCACCAGAAGCATCAGATGATCCGCAGGGCAACACAGACGACGATTCTGACAAAGTGTCACAAATGGCAAAGTCAGCAACAGATCTTGATGATTCGCCGCTCGGTTGACCTTACCCTAAAAATCTCTTATAATACAACGAGTTATTTAAAGGCAAACAAACTGTGACTTTATTACATAAAAAATTCGACTACCAACCTATTGAAAGAAAACAGGTAAACGGCAAAAGAAAATATCTTACCCCCGACGGCGGCGCTGTTGCTAGTGTTACTACTATTCTCGACGCTACTAAAGACAAAACAGGTCTACTAGAATGGCGACGCAGAGTAGGAGAAAAGAAAGCACAGCAGATTACCACTGAAGCAGCAGGTATAGGCACTAGGCTGCATAAGTATATTGAAGATTACATTGAGACAGCAGAGTGGACAACGCCAGGGTCTAACCCCCATGCGCAGAAAGCCCACGCAATGGCAACTGTAATCAAAGAAAATGCCATGTGCAATATCACAGAGTATTGGGGTTCAGAAGTTCCGCTATACATGCCTAACATCTACGCAGGTACAACCGACCTTGTAGGCTGTTATAAAGGGCAGCCCGCAATTTGCGATTTTAAGCAGGCTAATCGTCCTAAGAAAGTAGAATGGATTGAGGACTACTTCCTACAATTAGTAATGTATGGTATGGCCCACAATGAAATCTACGGCACTGATATTCGAGAAGGACATATCTTTATGTGTACGCGAGGCAATAATTCTACAGAAATTGGCGGTGAAGAATATCAACAATTTGATATATGGCCACATGAGTGGAACGATTGGTGTCACGAAGCCTGGAATCGTATATACAAGTACTACGAAAACTATGGCTGAAGTTGTTTGCAGTTGTCAACGGCAAACGAGTTTGGGCGGATAAATATGTATAACAAAGTCGTAGGAGAGTAAGAGTGGCCGTTGTACAAATAAGTCGCATACAGCACCGGAGAGGTCAAAAGAACACAGGTTCAGGCCTTCCTCAACTAGCATCTGCAGAACTAGGCTGGGCTATAGATACCCAGGAATTGTATATCGGAAACGGAGCAGTTGCAGAAGGTGCACCAGCTGTAGGAAATACAAAGATTCTTACAGAAAAAGACGATTTATTTTCAATCGCTGACACTTATTCTTATAGAGCACCAGATGGTTTTGTAAACACAGGTGTCGACTCTGCTTCGCCTATAGTGCGTTCTTTGCAAGACAGACTAGATGACAGAGTATCTGTGAGATCGTTCGGAGCTATCGGCGACGGCGTTGCAGACGACACTCTAAGCATTCAAAGAGCAATAGATCAATTATATCTCAACTCCGCTACGAAAACAAATCCACAAAGCCGAGTAACATTACATATAGAAGCTGGCACTTATAGAATTACAGATACACTTTATCTACCGCCATATGCGACATTGGAAGGAGCCGGTTCGGATAAAACAATTATCAGCCAAACAGCAGCTCAGCCTGTATTTGTTACAGTAAATTCTTCCAGCACACCTGGTTCACCGAGCGACGATAGTTCATCTACACTGGTTAATCAAGCAAGGGAAATCGTAATTTCTGGTGTAACTCTGCAGAGAGATACTGCTGGTATTGCACTACAAATAGAAAGTTGTCGCAACAGCAGATTCGTAGATATTAAATTTGAAGGTATTTGGAGTGCAGGCTCTGCTATTGTAGATACTAACTGTGCGGTTATTTTGAACAGTTTAAGCGGTGCAGTAGAGAGCTCACGTAATATCTTTGAAAGCTGTACATTTGAAAAATTTGCCTATGCTGTAATTTCAAATTGGGACATAGAACATACGCAATTCTCTCGTTGCACATTCAACAGATTAGGCTATGGAGTTCTTTTTGGTAATATATCGCAGCTAGGCGCTACCGGACAAACTGTAGGTCCTAGCCATAACACAATTGAAAACTCTATATTTGAAAACATAAATCGACAGGCTATTTGGGTTATTAACGGCGAGTACAACGTTAGTTCACAAAATAGGTTTGTGTTGGTTGGAAATAGTGCTGGTATAGAAACCACTCCTGTTTATCCTGTAATTCAGTATGATAAGAAAACCAACAAGAGTGTATCGGATTATTTTGCTCGTACTAGAGCATTAACTGCTGGTGCAAATCTTAATTCAGTTCCGTACATACCAGAAATTGAAGGCACTGCTCAATACAGCCTTAATTATGAAAATTCAGTTCAATTCGGCAGACAAAACAATATTCGTCTGTTTAGATTGCCCGGTGTGCAAAATCAGAGTTACGAACTAGACTACACAATTGTGTCTGACAGTTATCGTGTAATTAGAAGCGGAGTGATGACTGTAATTGTAGACGCGATTCAAGGTAACGTAGAAGTTTCAGATGATTATGATTTTGTCGGTGATGAAACTTTTCTAGACGATATCAATTTTTCAGGACAACTTAGAGACGCAGATTCAGACGGCACTGCAGAAACTATTATTATAAGAGTGACTTCTACAATGCCCAACGACGATACCTCAACGATTAAATTCACAGTAAAGGCTAAAAAAACTGATACACCTTGATGTTCAATCCTAATTCTAGTTTTGAAGCTCGCCTTGCCGAGTGGGCAGAAACAAGAGAACAAATTGCAGCCAGTGAGGATCCTATACAAGCCACGATAGACTGCTACTCACGGGCTCCTGAGGTAAGTATTCACACAGATCCATACGATCGAGACACTTGGCCTACTCCCTGGGAGTTGATACAGGAAAACCTGTACTGCGGCTTCTGTCGCTTGCTGGGGATTGCCTACACTTTACAATTAACAGACTGCTTTTCGGATGAGCAGTTCGAGATACATATACAACGCTCACGCAAAACAGGCGAGATATACTACTTGTTATACGTCGGTGACAGAGTCGTGGGATACACAGGAGAGACACATGTTGCTGAATCTGACATACCAAACACTCACGATCTGCAACACCGATACAACCTGTCTCTCTAACAGAATACGAAGATAAACAACCAAAAGAATTTCCTACACAGTAGGACAGCGAAATAGCCATCTAAAGAAAGGAAAGAAAAAATGTTATTCGACAAACAGATATCACGCAAGCCCGATAATTACCCATGGACAAAAGACTTCATTGACGCAATCTGGAAAGGTTTTTGGACCCCAGACGAGTTCAACTTTCGATCAGATTATTCCCAGTTCAAAACAGAACTAAGCACAGAAGAACAGGAGGTAATTGTACGTGCATTATCTGCTATTGGGCAAATTGAAGTTGCTGTGAAATCGTTCTGGGCAAATGTAGGAACACACCTTCCTCATCCTTCTATCAACGACCTCGGCTATGCTATGGCAAACTCAGAAGTCATACACAACATGGCCTACGAGAAACTGCTAGACGTCCTTCATCTTACTCATGTGTTTGAAGAAAATCTCAACGAAGAAGTTATCCGCGGCAGAGTCAACTACCTACGCAAGTACAACGAAAGAGTCTATGAAGATGACAAGAAACAGTTCATTTATTCAATTATTCTCTTTACATTGTTCGTAGAAAATGTTAGTCTGTTTTCACAGTTCTACATAATCCTGCATTTCAATAGAAACAGAGCAGTATTAAAGGACTGCGCACAACAGGTGCAGTATACAAGGAATGAAGAGATGCTACACGCTCAGGTGGGAATACAGTTGATCAACACACTGCGCGAAGAGTATCCGGAAATGTTTGACGCAGAATTGGAAGCAAGAATTCAAGAAGAGATCCGAGACAGCATGATAGCAGAGAGCAAGGTAATTGACTGGATGATCGGCGACTACGCAGTAGATGGCCTAAACGCAGACATCCTCAAAACCTTTGTTGCTAAGAGAATGAAAGAGTCAATGGAACAGATCGGTTTTGATCACAGTGAAATCGAAATTGACAAAGAACTAGCCGACGAAACATTCTGGTTTGACGAAGCGCTGCTAGGATCAACAATGACCGACTTCTTCCAAAAGCGTCCAGTAGAATACGCAAAAGGACAGGGAATCGGTGCAGACGAATTATTTTAAAACAGAAACAAAGGAAGTAAGAATGAGTTTTGATTGGCTAAACAAAGACTCGCGCACGTTTTTGGCGCGAGGCTATTTGAATGAAGCACAGAGTGCGGAAGACAGAATCCGCGAGATTGCAGACACAGCAGAACGTTTTCTTGATGTGGAAGGTTTTGCTGACAAGTTCTATGACTACATGGGCAAAGGCTACTATTCACTGAGTTCACCAGTGTGGTCAAACTTTGGCAACACCAAAGGTTTGCCTATCTCGTGTAACGGAGTTTATGTGGGAGATGAAATTTCAAAGATCATGAACAAAGCATCAGAAGTTGCCATGCAGACCAAGCATGGTGCAGGCACTTCCGGCTATTTTGGCGACATTCGTTCCCGTGGTTCAGAAATCAAGACAGGCGGCACAGCAGACGGACCTGTCCACTTTATGAATATCTTTGAAACTGTGACTGACATTATCTCACAGGGTTCTGTGCGAAGAGGATCATTCGCAGGCTATCTTGACATTGAACATCCTGATGTAGAAGAGTTTTTGGAAATTAGAGAAGTTGGCCATTCTATTCAAAACATGAGCCTCGGCTTGTGCATTTCCGATGCATGGATGGAGGAAATGATTGCGGAAGGTGAACGTGTCAAAGCAGGTGAGTTGGCTTCTACAGAAGCAGAAAAGCTGCGCCTCTGGGCAAGAGTAATCCGTAAAAGAAAAGAGTCCGGCTATCCTTATCTGTTCTTCAGTGACAATGTAAACAACGGTAAGCCCAAAGTTCTAAAAGACAAGAACAAGCGAGTATATGCATCAAACCTCTGTTCAGAGATCTGCCTGCCCAGCGGCGATGACGAGAGCTTTGTTTGTAACCTTGCTTCTATGAACGTGCTTACCTATGATGAGTGGAAGAACACAGACGCAGTTGAAACACTAACATACTTCCTTGATGCGGTAATGACAGACTATATTAACAAGACCGCTGACATTTCTCACATGGAGAGTTCATATAATTTTGCTCGTCGTTGGCGTGCGCTAGGCATTGGACAGTTAGGTTGGCACAGCTACCTACAGAGCAAGATGATTCCTTTTGAAAGCTATCAAGCAGCAACACTGGCCACAGAAATTGCTCGCTTTATGGACGAGCGCACACTGAAAGCCACACAGGAAATGGCTGCTCGTTATGGTGAACCAGACGGTATGATCGGCTACGGTGAGCGTAACCTTACTCGTCTTGCCATTGCGCCTACAACGTCAAGTTCCTTTATCCTTGGACAGGTGTCTCCGTCGATTGAACCACTGCGTTCTAACTACTTCACAAAGGATCTTGCCAAAGGTTCATTTACCTATAAGAATCCCTACCTTGAACGACTGCTAGAATCATATGGCAAGAACGACGAAGAAACTTGGATGAGCATTTTAACAAACTCAGGATCAGTTCAGCATCTTGACTTCCTAGGAGAAACAGAGAAATCTGTATTTGCTACCTTTGATGAAATTACTCCTATCACAATAGTCCAGCAGGCAGCAGCACGTCAGAGATTTATTGATCAGAGCCAGAGCCTTAATCTTATGATTCCGCCCTCTGCTGCTGTGAAAGACATCAACGCACTGCTGATTGAAGGTTGGAAGCTAGGCGTGAAAACATTCTATTATCAGCGCTCATCCAATCCTGCTCAGGAACTTGTGCGTGATATCATGAACTGCGAAGCGTGTGAGGCTTGATATGGAAACTGTGGTATGGAGCAAAAATGCCTGTATGTTTTGCGACTGGGCAAAAGAATTGCTGGAAAGCAAAGGCATAGAGTTCGAAGAGCGTAATATATCACAAGGCGAATGGAGTCGGGAGCAGCTACAAGAAGCTGCTCCTGGTTCAAAAACAGTGCCGCAGATATGGTTACACGGTAAGTACGTAGGAGGCTTTACAGAGCTTCAAACATACATCAAAAACAGCCCGGAGTAATACTGAATGCTAATCGAAACACCTTACAAGAATGGTGATACCATCAGCCTAAAACTAAGTTCAGGCGAAGAAGTTATAGCAAGACTAGAAGAAGAACGCGACGACACACTTAAACTGTCTAAGCCTTTAATGCTGACGCCTACGCAAGAAGGACTAGGACTGGCACCATTCATGTTTACGATCAATCCAGAACAGAGCATTGTTCTAAACAGAGCAACTGTGCTCTGCATTGCAAAAACTGAAGAACAGATGGCAGCACAGTATGTTCAGAACACAACAGGACTTGCGGTATAATGTCAGATGAATTAGAAGGTCCAGCAGCAGAACCATTTAGCAACGTTCAAGAACAACTAGATAATTTAACTCTCTTATCTCCCCCGGGTTTTTCTCTAGATCTAGATCCTGCCGCAAAACTAGAAGCCAGTCAAGCAAAATTAGGTAGCATTGTAAGCGAAATCTCTGCTGCTTCTCCTGCAGCAAAAGCAGCGAAGGTCTCCGGCGACGCTTGTAATATTTTTGATTCAATGGGCTCTTTGTTATCAGGGCCACAAGAGGCAATAGGAGCCGCAGCAGATGCTGTAGGTGACGTGGCAGGTGATATTGCAGGAGGCATAGGTGATGCTGCAGGTGATATTGCAGGAGGCATAGGTGATGCTGCAGGTGATATTGCAGGAGGCATAGGTGATGCTGCAGGCGGAGCATTAAGTGCGGCACAAGAGGCAGCAGGAGAAGCAGCAGGAGCTATAGGAGATTCTATAGGCGGGGCGAAAGACGCCATCGGCGGCATTATGGGACAGGTTGGTGACTTAAGTGCTGCGTTCGACGAAGCACTGCCTGATATACAAGGAATTGCAGCAGGATTGAAGGGTGCTTCTCAAGAAGTTCTAGACGAAGCACTTTCTGCATTTGAAGGATTGAACAGTGCTATTGCTGACATAAACGATAGTGTTTTTGGAGGTATAGAAAGTGCCTTGTCCTCAGCAACTGATGTACTAGGAGAAGCATTAGATGTAGGTGGCGCCGCAGGTTGTGAATCAAGTGCAGATTCTGCTGAAAACCTTGCTTTAGAAAAAGCTAGCGAACTTGGCTTTAGTTTAGAAGGTGTAACTGCTACTGCAGGAGATTTAGCAGGCGCAGCTGGTGATTTTGTAGCAAACGCAAATCCACTAGAGAATTTACCTGACGGTGCATTAGATGCTGTAAAGGGTGAGATTACTGCTCCTTCGCTGAAAGGTGTAATACAAGCAGGGGCAAACGAGGGTTTATCTCTTGTAGAAAGCGCAACTTCTCCAGGTAAAACCTTAGCAGACCTTGGTACAGAATCAATTAATGGTGCATTAGCAGGTGCAGAACAAGCCGCAGCAGCAATAGGACCAGCAACCGATACAATGAAGTCTACAATAAGCACACAAATGAACCTACTAAAGAGCCTTACTATCTAAAATGAACAGAGGCGCTGCGAGACATAATGATCTAGTGAAAGGCAACTGTGCTATACACGGTCCGAACATTATGGGAAGAATTATTACTTCGTCTAGTGATGTCATTACTAACAGCCGCGGCCAAGCAAGAATTGGCGATAAGGTAAAAGCTGATTGCGGTCACGAAGCCGTAATTATCACTGGATCAGGCAAAGAAGTAGCCAATGGCAGACCAGTTGCTAGACAGAACGACCTAGTGGGCAACAGTCCGTACGAAGGAAAGATTCTTACAGGATCATCTGATACCTTTCCAGAAGGTTGACACACTAACCAAAACCCAGTAAACTACTATAATGGAAAAGAAAATTCTCACAGATGCAG